ATCGAGTAGAATGCTAGTCTGTGGGTGCCATATATAGATGGTGTGGTTCGTGCGAAAACTCCAATATTTGCGTTTGCTACGGAAGTTGAAGCTATTACTTGAGCGGTCGTTACTGAGTTCACTCGATAGTCATAACCAGTAGAAATATTTCTGCTCCACCCAATAAAGTCGTTATCTGTCGCCGCTCCGGAAATCACTGCGTTGGCTCGGCTCTGTGTAATTAAATTCGATCCGTTTGTGTACATTTCTGAATCATTCGTTCCAATTAAATATCGTACACCAACCGTCGATCCTGTTTCGGTTTTGTATACCGAAAGGTGCATATTGTTTAGAGTTATCCCCTGTTCGTTGTCTTTTATATTCGCGTTTACATACTTTGAAACCCCATCCCCAACCAGTCCCGTCTTCCGGTTGTAATCTCCCGAGACGAAATTGAAACTTGTTGGTGCAGTCCCCACCAGCGGCACCAATGCTCCATCGAGAGTCCTCGCGCCAGCAAGAATACAACTCGCCTTTATAGCATTCCAAATACCGTCAGCTTTGCAACCGACGATGAAGTTGTTTACAGCAATGCGGACAGCGGGCTCAAGCGCTTGTCCGTCTGCCGCTTCTACAGCAGTAAGGTAAGCATTGGCATCTGGGTCTTGGTAGGTCTGACGCAATATCAATTTTCCGGGAACGCCTGCGTATCCCGGTCGCCATCTCAAACCCATTACGCACCTCGTGGTTCAGGGCGAACATAGCTCAATATTTCTTCAGGTCGAGATGGCGCTAACAGTTCAAAGCTTACTAGCAAATTGACGCCATCGACTGCACGCGAATCATCAAGCGCAACATATGGCGATGCGAACAATTCGTCCAAAAGATACTTAACTTGTGCCGCTTTAGTTTGCTCATCAATCGATGCATCGGGAGCAGCTACGCTTGCAGCAAGGATGTCACTGTATTCTTGTGGTGTAAATCGTCCCACGAACGCTGCCGAAGTGACAACACCGATATCGTTACTGTCGGCAAAACGTCGCCCATCTTGTTCAAGCAATAAGCTGCAATATGCCTCAGGAGACATACTTGCTGAATTGGCAGCGACAACAAGACCATCCAAAACTCGTTTCTCAGAAATTGTAACCGTCAATGAATCGAGAGCCATTTATTTCTCCTTCGAGGCAATGTCATAAAAAAAGCTTGTTATCAACCGATTCGCCAGCTTGTTCCGTCGCAGTATACTGGAACCACATTCGAACCACCTTGAGCGACGACCGACGCGAAGGTTGTGTCGTTTGCATCGTTAACAAAGCCACGTGTACCAGCGCCTACGGTTGCAGGTAAAGGCAAAGCCGACACGGCAACTGGAACCTGCTTGATATAGCCAGTGCCGGAAGAGCCGTTGGTTACTTTGACGACGCCTGCGGAGTCGCGGGACAGGGCAACATCAACTCCAGTGTTAATGTTAGTACCAGTCGTGAAGCCAACCTTTGCTCGATTGGCAATTGTTATGAGGCTATACTCAACACGCAAAGGCACTGTATCAAGAGAACCTACGCCAGAAATATCAACACTGCCTCCGCCACCTGTACCCGTATAAAGGGCAACACGAGAACCACTATATTTGATTTCGTTATCTCTAACCTGAACTGCGCTAACCCCACCAACCTGCAGATCCAGCAGGTTGCTACCAGCTGCACTTGCAGTATTAGTTACATTTAGCTTTAGTCCAGTGAATGTTGTGGCTGCATTATTCCATGTCTGACTAAGATTGATGATTGGCGCATCTGTCGTAACGGTTTTTCCGCCAACGGTTAAGGCGCCTGCCGCGTCGTCATAGGTTAGACCACTGTCGCCAGCTTGTACGCCGGATGAATTGTAAGTGACTTGACCGCTTGAACCTGCAACCAAGGCAACCGTACCGCTCGCATCTGGGAAGCTGATAGTTCTATCCGTTGTCGGCGTTATCATTTGCAGCGTTGTCGTATTCACGCCGCCGTCATCGAGAGTGATATCACCGAATATTTGCGCTGAGCCACCGTCGCCTGTGCTTGCTCCGACTGTGAGCGCGTTCGTCGTTTTGTCGAACGTTAGCCCACTGTCACCACCGAAAGCACCACCGTCATTGAATTGTACTTGTGTGTCTGAACCTCCGGGAGTGCCACCACCGCCGGTTTCTACGAGGTCAAGATTTCCTGTGAATGGGTTAAACTTATATGCCATTGTTCACTCCTCAGCTTTTAGTCACAGAAATAAGGTCTGTTCCCGAATACGCAAGTGTCAGCGTTCCGACGATAGTACCAGTCGCTCCGCCCGTTCGGTATTCGACACTCGTCAGATTTCCACCCGTGTAACCCAACGCAATATAATCATGGGCTGGAATCGACAGGCCAGAAATTTCCGAGAAGTTATCAACCGACGTTGTAACAGCCGACGCTCGCAATTCCGAATCGGTCAACGGACCTGTGACCGCTTGTGTCGCGGGGAAGTTATCAACGGATACCGTTCCCTCAACCTCGGCAGTCAAAGCACCGCTTGGGTTAACTTTCACATTGACGTATCCACCACCGCCACCCGTTGTAACTCCGGTAATCACTGAGCGTGAAAGAGCCGCCAACGTATTGTCCGTGATTGTCGCCGTCACTGGTTCAAGGTCACTTGTCGAACCAGCTGCCCAGCAAGCCGTGTACATCTTAAGGTCAGTTGCGTCAGCTGATGCTTTTGCCACTTCGAGAGTTATCGGCAAGTCAGGGTTAGCGATTGAAGGGTTAACGTCGCTGTTAGGTTGCTTGATGTTGTGGAAAACAACCCAAGAACCATCGGGCGAATAGGCTTCAAACAAGATGTTAGCCGAGCCGAGCCATGCGAACCGAATGCGGAACAGGTTTGATTTTGTCAGGTCAATCGCCTCAGGAGCTCCGTCACGTGTGAATACGGAGCTCACATTTGCATCTAGCAAGTCTGAATTGAATGACGTGCGCGGTATGAATGTATCAACGCCGCCGACTCGTTTCGTGATACCGAAAGTGAGCCCTGAATAGCCGATATAAAAACCATCGGCAGCGTCATACAAGCCAATACGCTGAAAGCTGTTAGCGGATGTCGGCAAAGTAAATGCAGCAGTAAACGCTGCATAAACTTCATGCAAAGGTCTGTACTTTGTTGTGAGAACTGAAACCGCTTTTGCGCTTGCGGTTGCGGCTACGCTTGTCTCGTAAATCGCATGACCGTTCGAATAGCTGACCGCTCCACCAGTTTCAAAAGTGTTCGTGATAATCCCAGCCGATGGTGCTTCTTTGAAATTGACTTCAAGCTGATTATTTCTTTGACCGATGATGGTGGTTTTGAAAACATCCAGCGCTGCGGGAACGTCAACCGAAATCGGTGGAATTACAATCGGTGGAATCGTAACAGCAGCATCGACTATCAACGCTCCGGTTGCCGGATTGGTCTTGGCGACGCGAGTAACTCCATCCTCGCCCTTGGTGACAATCTGAACCTGCGGAACGTAATTGTCTTGGAATGTGGTTTCTCGGTATTGCTTTAAGGTTTCCGTGGTCATTGCTGCGCTCCTTTTAAATATTTACAACGACTATACCGACTGCTCCGCTAAAGTTATAATCGTCCGGTTGTGGATAATATAATACGCTCCCATCGGCATTTAATGCTAAATCTAATGTGTCACCTGTGTCTTTAACGGTAGTAATCGTTTGAACCGGTACATTGGAATTGCCTCTGAAGATATAAATGTAGGAATTAACATTACTAGCTGTCGATATTCGTCGAGTAAGCGCAATTGTTGATCCGTCGGCTGAAATCGCCATGCGAACCGGACTTGCACCAGTTATAGTGTAGTCAGTTATTTGTGAGCCGGTGTTTGTGTCAATTAAATACCCTTTCGTGTTATCCCCGATAATAAGACGCGAACCATCGCCACTGATTTGCATTTGCGATAAGAAATAACTCGGTGCGCTTATATTTCTTATGAGTGAACCAGTGACCGCGTTGAACACAAAAAAGTTTCGAACATAACTAAACGTGTTTGCATCGTAATAATACCGACCAATGACCACCTTACTTCCGTCTTGTGTAAACAAGACATCGAATCCGAAGTTTCTAAGTTGGGGCGCTGTTCCATCCGGATCAGTTATCGTGGTTATTAAAGCTCCGGTGCTAGTGTTGTAAATATAAACTCGACCGAAATAAAGCGAGCCGACTTTGTAATATGTAGCTGCAATAGCAATGATTGAACCGTCACCGGATAATGCTATACCGGTGCCGAAGTAATCCTCTGCGACGCGAGGGTTATTTATAGTCCTAAGCAAGTTTCCTTTTATATCGTAAACTTCTACCACTCCGGTATCGGAATTGAAACGAGGCCAGCTTCTAGCTATTTTCGACCCATCGGCACTGATCGCGTATGGTCCCCAAGTATTGTTATTGGGAATTGTGGATATTACTTCTCCATTGGCGCCGTTCATTACATAGTCGACGGCAGGAAATAAGTTGTAAAAACCATATGTCGCAATAACTCCACCATCGGCTGATACTTCAATTTCTCTCGGAAAAGGAGTCCCTGCATTTAAATTTGATGGCACGATATTTCTATTCTCTAAAGATAATTTTGTTGTGATTGGTCTAAACATTATCACCTCATATCTTTAGTAACAGCGCCGAAAATTTCTCCACCGATTTTTGTGAAGGTATAAATATCTCGACTGCCAGAGTTTGCCGTTGGCGTCGGAATCACTCCGCTCGGCCACTTAATCGTCGGTGACCAAGTGAGAGTGTAAACCGATCCGGTCGATGTGACCACCAAGGTAAAGGTTTGACCTTCGGCGAGGTTGTCGAGCGTGATGGTCGCTGTACCGCCAGTCTTGAGTGCAATGCTTTTGAGTGAGCAATCAATAGTCTCGTTGCCAGCCGCCGAAGCAGATTGTGCAGGTGACTCGATGCGAGCATATCCGTAGATTTTCTTCATGTCGGTGTCGCCAGAAACACCGAGCTTCACAACGTCATCAAGGAAGGGTTGCCACCAAGCAACATCAGTGACTGCGTGGTTCTCGTTCGTGTTTTGAATCGACTTATAAATCACGCCTCCGTCTTGAACAAATGAACCAAGATGATACTCCGTTCCGCTGTTCCATTCGGGTATGCCTTGCTGAAAAAGGTAGGCGAGCTGATAGCTCCAAAGGTAATTGAGTGCATTGCTGTCCTGCAAAGCGGGAGCGTTGTTATTTACGACCGCCGACTTCCAGCCTTCAAGGTAAGCATTGAGCGCCTGAATGACGGCAGGGTCTTTTGAGAAGAGCGGAGAGCCAGCTTTCAATGAACCGAACTGTGCTATGTTGTCCGTTGCGACTACGTTGTCGCCGAATATCTTTTGCTCAGAGCGTAGAATTTTTGCCATGGTGATTCATCCTTATGCGATTTTGTCATCGTATTGTAACCAGTGAATGCCCGTGAAGCCAGCGCTGTAATCTTCAAATCCCGGACCGACTATCGTTTCTGTGTAATCAGCAGCGGCGAAAATATTCGCGGGGTCATCGCTCAAGTAAACACCCGTCAAACGCACGCCCTGAGGTTTTGGCAAAGCGTCTTGAGATGCAAACAGCAAAGCGATTTTTTTCGAGTTGGTGTTTACGATATACGAGATCGTCATATCCTTGGCGTCAAAACAAATAAGCTCATTTCCAAAGAACTCAGCAAGAATATCTGTGATGCTTTTGAGCGTGTTATCGGTTGCGTTCAAAACGATTTTGATTTTGAGCATTAACCGATAGTCTTCGTCATCAAGGTCTGAAAACGATTCAGCCAGCATTGAGTAGCGCAGAAATACGCTCGTCGTGTTTTGTCCACCGGCATAGTCAGTGAAGCCCGTCACCGCCAACAATGGGGTGTCTGAGTCGCCGAACGTGAAATAGTCTCTTGCAGGTTGTGAGAGCACGCGTCTCGAAAACCCGATATACTTTCCAAGGATGTCGAGCTGAGGACCGACGGCCGTGTCGATATTAAAAGCATCTCGCACGTCCAACGGAACAAGGTCGCAAATCGCTTGTCTTACCAGAGCGTCAATCGTCGCAGTGGCTTTCGGTAAACCTTGGTATTGGTAAAGCAGCAAGTTGTTATAATACGCTGCCGCTTCGTTTATTTGTGCAACCGTTGCCATCTCACACCACCGTGATTGCTATTCGGGTTGTCGATAATATGAATCTGTTTTGAATCGAGCTAGGGTAAATGAAACCTTCATAGCTGCCTGCTGTCAGCGACACACCACCGTCGGTGACGACTGCGAGCGGGTCGAGAGTTTTGACAAGCGTCGTGATTGCTGTGTAGTCCGCTGGTTCGTAAATTTTCAAAACGATTTGCTCAAAGATTTGTTGTTTTAGAAATTCATCGTCAATCGTGTGACCAGCATCAAGAGATGTGATTGTAAGCGCAATGTAAAGGTCTTCAAAAACAGGTCGGTCAAACTTGACGACAAAGCCCGTTCCGTTCGCTTGCGTGATAGTGACTTGCTCAGTCCCCTTCATGCCACAGCCAGCGTTGCGCTTGGCGTAAATTGCAGCGGCTACATCGGCATCAGTTCCACCGTCAACAATCGCCCAAATCGAATGCCCCGGAATGCCGTTAGCGTCGGTCGTGGAGTTTACGTTCTCGTAAACAATGGCATCGGTCACACCATCGACCGCAAACAGCGCTGCCTGAGTTGCATCAAGCGCGCCGATAGCGGGAAGTGATACGGATTGTCTGCGACGAATCTTCACAGCTGAATCGGTTTCCTCAGCAACACCTTGTGCAATCGGTGATGTCGGATTGTTCACCGACAGAACACCGAGCGTAATCGTTTCAATGGTCGTGAGCGTATTGACGAGTGTTTGCGTCGCACCGGCGAGCTCGGCTTGAAAGATTTTGGTATTTGCACCGGTGATAAGCGTTGCCGTTTCTTCGAGCACAAACTTAGTTCCAGAGCCGTCGGAAATTGTGAATGGTGTTTCTGAAGTGTCGCGGCCAAGCAAAGTCACCGGTCGGTCAGTCGTCACTGTCACGTTGTTTCGTGTGAAAGTTGCACCGCGTCGCTTGATGCCGTTGATGCTTAGACGTTGGTCAAGAACCGCTCCGCTTGCTTGGTCTGGGTCAAAGCTTGCGTAAACTTGACTGACGAGTTCAAGCAAGTCCACTTTTGCTTGTGCGAAAATATTAAGCATCTGAGCATCGGGCGAGTTTGCATCCAGATTGATATTCGCACCGTAAATCGCTTTAAAGCTGTCTTCCAGTTGAGTGACAATTGTTTCTAGGCTTTCGAGATTAAGCCCAGTTGAATCGACGTAGTTACTCATAACTCCACGCTCCCTTGCACGCCGACTGTGTTAACGGTGTCTATCCAATAGCGTAGCACAAGCGTGCGCTCATCGTTTAGTGGTTCGATTCGTAAATCAGTGACAGCCGTCACACCGTCTACGTTAAATATAACTTCTCTGATTTCGAGCAGCGTCAAAACGATATCCTTTTGACCGAGAATCGAAAACCACCGTACCCCGACCGCTCCGTCAAAAAAGCACTCACCTCGGAAAGTGCGTACCTTCGTCTCGATGTCTTTTGCTATCGCGTCGTCGTCCGACATGTAATCCGACAGCCCTTTGCCAAATACCCAATCATCGGTGAGGCGAGAGCCCCGAAATGTAGCAGTCATGACTTACTCCAATAGTTGAGCGATTTGTGTTTTCAATGCGGCTTTTGTTATATCTATCGTCGCATAAGCCATAGTTCCGGGAGTGTTTAATGCTGTGACAGTTGGCGCTCCGGATTTGATTTCAGTCACAAGGTCATCTATTACTTTTTCGAGAATGGTCTTCAAATCACTCGCAGAATTTTTCATCGCCAACTTATTCGCCTTGGCATCGACCTCTATTTTTCCGTCAATCGTTATGTTGCCTTCATCGGTCTTTAGGTTGAGCGGTTTTGCTTTGCCATCGAGCGTTATGCCCGCATTAATAGCGATTTCGCAATCTTGGTTTTTGATGGTGATGGGCAATTCAAGAGCGTTCAGCATGACGGCATCAAGAGCGAGCTCAAGCGGATTGCTTTGTGGTCGGATGCCGACAATCGCCATGCCGTCTGAAAGCGAATGAGCACGCGGAGACGCTGGTGCCCGCAATTCGCCTGAATACCACCAGTCATCGATGTCGCGGTCATTGAACATAAGAATGCACCAGTCACCGACCTTAGGCGGGATGAACAAATGAGCGCCACCGCCAGAAAGCACGAAAAGAGGCACGTCAACAAACAATGGATAGTCTAGCTCACGTTCGTCACTTAGCCGTCTTTTGAATGCACTAGAGCACGTTATCGTGTTCTTCGCTGCGTCGATGCTTTCAATTTTGCAAATCAGGTGACAGTTAATTTCCCGACTCACATCGTACTTGACTCGATTCAGCATGTCGGCTGTGTTTGGCGCTGCCTTTGGAAATTGCAAGTCCGTCATGAAGGCCTCACAAGTTTAAAGAGTTTTGAATCTGGTGGAATCTGAAGCTTGAGACGAGTCGTCACTCGCCCATCGACTTGAGGCGATATGAGCCCTTGGTGTTCAATTTCAATCACTCGATATGTACCGGTCGCCTCAGGGAACGTGATGCTTTCTAGTTCAAGCGCCTGACAGATCGTCACACGTGGCTCGAATATTAGCTCGACCTCAACCGTTTGCTTGTTCTTGCGTGGCGTCCCTATAAGTCCGGTGCTGGCGTCAATCTTGCCGATATCACCCGGAAGTATTTCGTCATCGGCGAGAACGTAAGCGTGATTCTTATCTATAAAAAATCTTTGACGGCTCGCTACTCTTAAATATTCGACCGGATTGCCGAAGATAGTTTGCCCGCGTTTCGTCACGTCTTCGTACCCGTCGCCTACGGTTGCCCCGTCGATTCCGGGGAGTGATTTCATGAGTCCAGTTAATACCTCCTGAATCTTCTGCCCTGCGTTTACGGTCGTTTGCGCTTGCCCTTCAGTCATCGCATAGCCACCATCGAATGCCTCGATGACGGTTAGAAAGTCAGCTCCCTGTCTGTACGATTCTGCTTGTTTCACAAAGCCATTGAACAGCATTGGCAAGTTTTCGTTGCCGTCATTATCGTAACCGGCAAAGAATTGAATCGAGCGCAATTCAATTGAGAACGGGTCTTTGTAAATCAACCTACGAGTGTCAGGGTTCAAGTTGTAAATCGTAAAAGAGCCCGTGTTTGCTGAGCCGTTGATTGACCGCATGATGTTGAAGTCGCATGAAAATGGCGTGGCAATATCCAGCACCTCATTGCTGCCTTCCGCTTTGGCAACTCGCAACAAATATTTGCGCTGAAACTTATCCATACTCTGCCTCTAATTCTTGCACCTCGGTTTGATTCAAAATGTACAGTGTTGTCGTGCCGTCGATGAATGTGTTGATTGTCATCGGGTCTTGATAGGTTTTCGTTTCAACCAACAACCCGAACGGAATGCGGTTAGCGAATTGCAAAAGAATGTTTGGCATAAAGCACAACCGCATTTCACGAACCGAGAAATCATCATAACTTAAATCGAAGTACCAACTATTTTGGGTGTCACGCCAGTACAAAGTTAAGTCAGCTTCAATGCCGCTGTTTTCAATCGGCAACTTGTAACGCTGTTTTGGCTCCTCGGTGAGCCCTTCAATCTGGAACATCGAAAAACTCCTATTGTGGCACGACCGCGTTATAAATCTTTTTGACGAAACCGAGAGCATTATCAACACCGGCTGCTGCAAAACTCTTATCCTTGCCGCGCACGGTTCCTTTCTCGCTTACTGCTGCCTTTTGTATTTTGATTCGCCCTTTGATTTCTGTCGTGAGCTGTTTAGTCTTCGCCAGCGTGATTTGCTTGAGTGACACCGTGACGGATGTCCATTCGCTTGTCGTTTCATCTTGGTCAAAAGAAACACTTTCGATTGCCATGTTTTCGAAAGTTTCCCACGGCGTTTCGACGGTCAGCAAGCTTCGACCATAGAAAAATTGCTTGATTTCAAGATAATATTGCTGCTGCTTTGTCCGCGTCGGATTGCCGGAAACGATGTCCTTGATGTTCTTCAATTTGTCCAATGTCTGTTCAGTTGCCTGCTGAGTGCGCTTTAAACGTGCAAGTGTCTGAGTCGCCGATGTGCTGAACGCCGGAGACAGAACACCGACTGAAGTCAAAGCGTTCAATACCGTTTCGGCATATTGTTCGATTTTGCTTTTTGTCAAAACCAGCTCGGAAACTTTGCCTACAAGAGTGACTCGTATTGGCTGAATGGTGACGTGGTCTTGCATCATCGAATTGTCTTCGACCGCGTGGTCGGTGATTGCTGCCTGAAGTTGCAGCGTCTCGTTTTCTGGAATTGAAAACACCAGCCCGTCAATTCCTTTGACCGTGTTTTGTGGCTTAACAAGCGCGGCGGTTGCACCTGCTAGTGAAAGTATTGAGCCACCCTTTTGGACAAGACTCGTAGCGCCTGAAGTTGCAGAGAGCAAAGTTGATACGACAGCCATTTGTCATTGCTCCTGTCGCGGCATTTGGTAAACCGCGTTAGATGTTTCTTGTCGCAAGCGTCTGGAAACTTCTTCGCTCACAGCTTTCGGGTCGCCGGTTCCGTTGACGTTGATTTGTACATTCTGATTCATCGTTGAAATTGCGCCAGCCATTGCCGGAGTGGGTGCAACTGCTGGAATCATCGCCGGCTCATTGAAGCCAAAAAAGCCCTTGATTGCGCTACCGAGGTCAGCGCCCTTCTCCATGACTGACTCACCGACACCTTTGACTGTGAGTTTTGCGTCTTCGAGGACTTTCTCAGGGTTTGTGAATAAATCGTAAATCAGTTTGAACGATGAAAACAATCCCTCGCCAATCATTTTGCCGGTTCCGATAATCCAATCCACGAACAACTTCCACGCGCCCTTGATGACTTCGATTTCAGTTGTGAAGTTTTTGGAAAGCGTAGACCACACTCGCCCCGTGACCGAATCGCCACCGCGCAAGAAAGTTGCGATGTCATCAATCACAAGTAGCACCGCTCCAAGTGCTGCGACTATGCCGAGGATGGTCACCGTTGCGGGAAAAAATGCAGCAGCCAATGCTGTTCCTATTACCCCGATTATTGATAGGATTATCGTCTTACGTGATTCGATGGCCGTCATCCAACCGATGATTTCTGTACCGATTCGCGCTAAGCGCCGAGCGAATTCCATGAATGGTTTCGTGATTGGCAAAATCATTGCACCAAGTTTAGTCAAAGCACGCTGAAACGCTGCCCACGTTGCCTTGAACTCAATCGAAAATTCTTTCAGCTCGCCAATTTCTTGTGGCGACAATATCAGCCCTTGGTCTGCCGGTTTGATTGATGCTCGCAATCTCAGAAACGTAATCATTTCCTCGGACAAGCCCATGTCCATTGCAAGCTTCGTACCCATCGCCGCTGGGCGAGTTTTGAGCATTTGTTCAATTTGATTCAATTGCGTCTCGGCATCAGCAAACCAGCTCACACCGGCGAGCTGAAACGCTCCGGCGTCACCTCGGCCAAGTTGAATATCCATAGACTTTGACTGCAATTCACGGAGCGAGTTTGCCACCTCGTCCGCTTCCACTCCGGTTTGCTCCGCTTGCATTTGCAACTTTTGCAATGCCGTTGTGCTCATGCCTGAGTTGAGCCCGAACTTGAATAGCTGTTCCGATGCTTCCGCCGCTCGTGAGGTCAGCTTCACCATCCCAGCGACAACACCGAGGATAGCTACGCGGACTAAATTCGCCTTGCCAATTATATCGGTCAGCTTGCCGAGAAAGCCGATTGAACCAAACTCACTCTCACGGAAGAATTGCGGCAACTTCTCGCGTGCAATCAATTGCGCTTGCTTGCGAAAGTCCATCGCTTTGTCTTTGAGCACACCAAGACCCGCTTTAAATTTACCTACGCTTGCATTGTTTTGTTTGTCTTCGCCGAGCTTGAGCTTGACGAACAACTCACCGATATTCATTTTTCCCCCGGTTCGTTTAGCTCGTGGAATCTTTGCTCGTATTCTCTCATGGAACGCAAATGGTCGAAAGCGTCACAAACGACGTCGGCTCGTGTTTGCATAAGGTCTGACAGTGAACCATAGCCCGCTGCTGACAATTCACATAGCATGAATCTGTCCATCGTCATGTCGATGTGCATGGTCGGGGTCTTGAATTTAGGAGGCTTTCTTAGACCTTCGAATCTGAAAGCACTCCTTCGAGAAAAGGCGAACAGTTTTCCTTCAAAGCAAAAAATATAGCGAACAAATAATCCTTACGTGCCTCGACTGCGTTCCATGTTCTGTCGTCAATTTTCAGCCCGTCATACGTGCATTTCTTGAGGCATTGCTTGCCGGCTTTCTCGATGTCTGAATTGCTCAGGAGCTGGGTGAGCGGTCGTTTGAATTTCATTAGGTCTTGAGCCATGAAGTCCTTTCCGAGCTCAATGCCTTGCAAGTCAACTTCTATCAAGCCGATGATTTTCGCTACCTGCTGAAACACGGCGAATGCTTCAGAGAAGTCTAACGGTGTCACGTGCAGCTTTGCACCGGATGGTAAATCGTGTTCGCTCATGTATGCCTCCTAAACAAAAAAAAGAGGATGGTATGAACCATCCCCGTCAAGTTACATATTGATGCTTGTTCAAGCAATAGCGCGCGGAGCAACTGCAAATTGCATCGTGTAAACGCTCATCGCTTGTTCGGTGTCGCCTTCAACGTTGACAGTTGCTTCAACTGGTTTCGCAATGACACCACCAGTCAGCACGTATGTGTCGCGTGTCAAGTTTCCGGCACCGTCACCGATGACCTTGATGACTTCCGCGTTCATCAAAATGTAGCCTGCGCTATCAAGCTTGTATGCCTGAAGTTGGCTGTTTAAATATTTGTCATCGCCTGAGCCACGGAGAACATGCAATTCAAGCGACGCCTGATTACCTGTTTCGTTTTTTGCGTAGATGGTGTTGCCGTTCTTACCGACTTTGACTGTCACCAAATCATTCGGGTAAGTCAGTTTCGCCACGTCACCGGAACCGATGTCGGTAATGAGGCGGTCATTGATTTTGATTGTGTCGTTACCTGTTAGTCTCTGAATC